TATCCGAACAGCAGTGAAGGAACAGCCGCCTCGCTTACAATCCCGGCAGTGCAGACGGGGGGAAGCGAAGAAGAGGTATGTAACTCGAATAACAGCATCGAGTCGATGCGGATATATAAGCGTTCCGATGGGCAAGCGGTACTCGAGTTCCCTGTATACGCTACCCTGGACATGCTTGGGCGGCACGAAGATGAAATCAAAAAACTTCATTTCGACAGCCTGGAGCTTGTCAGTACCGTGAACATGGATAATGACACAATGGGGGTTCAAGGCTTATTGGACCTCGAGCAAATGACAAACAAGGTTTATATCGCCAAAGACCATTACGCACCGAAACAGGTTCTTTTGCCGAGTCGCTCCGAGCCGCTTCAACTCACATTCTATGAATGGGATAATCATTCCAATCCTGGGCGTTGGAGCAGCTTCGACTGGAGCAGACGGCCTTGTAACGGGAAGACGGCAACGCACGTCGGCGTAGCACAGTATGACATTCCCGACGATTTATAAGGAGGTTGCCGATGTGGACATGGAGTTTTGAGTTAGCGGACGTACTGACAACCTTAACAATTATAAGCACGCTCGGCGGTATGGCTTATTATCTAATTGTGCGTCCGTTCTTACAACGGCTTGAAGAAGACCGAATCAACGACCGTACATTTTTCTCATCGAAGTACGATACGTTAATCGAAACCTTGCGAGAATTAAAAGAAGAAATCAAGCTATCTCGGCAAGACAGAATACAGCAAGCACAACGGCACTTACAGCTCGTTGGACGGGTCGAAGTGTTGGAGTCACGGGTCGATGACTTGCGGAACGAATTGCACGGAGAGAAGCGATGAGAGATAAGGTCATTAATTCACTCAAGCGAGCGCTTCAATCGGCTAGAGTGGGCGGGATTCACCCGACGGGGGTTATTGCTACACGGGGACTAGTACTAATCATGCTAGTCCCTATCCTTCTCGTCGTCATTCCATATATACTGACATTCGTCAGCGGCTATGTTGACGACAACCGAGGGAAGATAATCAGCGTCGGTATTAATATCATCGACCATATCTTCATTCCGTCCGTGTTGACTGCCCTAGTCGGATTCCTTGCCCTTTGGGTTGATAAGGACGGCAACGGCATACCCGACCGATTGGAAGAACAACAGCGGCCGCAAGTGCCGACGAACGAAAGAGGTGAAGAAAGAAAATGAAATACGGAATTGACGTGTCGACTTGGCAGGAAGGTTTAGACTTTGAACGTGCGAGAATACTAGGTTATGACTTCTGTATCTGCCGTATCGGTTATACAGGAAGCGGCTACAATCTCGATGACCTGTTCGTACATAACATAAACGAAGCTAAGGCAAGCGGCATGGAACTGGGAGTATATTATTACTCGACAGCTACGACGGTAGAAGAAGCCGAAGCCGAGGCCGACTGGTTACTTGAACAGCTGAACACGTATCTCGACGGGGTAGACCTGTCGGCGGGAATCTGGCTCGACGTCGAAACGGAAGCACAGCGAAGCCTCGGAGCGGACGAACTGACGGCGGTCGTCATGGCCTGGGTGAACAGAATGAACTCGGCGGGCAAGTATGTCGGACTGTACGGAAGCTACGATATGTTCATGTTCGGTATGAACATCGACAGCTTACCGAATTACGTGCCGCTTTGGGTCGCTCAATATTCTAGCCGTAATGACCTACAGATTGACAAACCGAACGCCAATATAAAAATATGGCAATATTCAGAATCCGGGAACGTTGACGGCGTAAATGTAGACGAAAATGTCATGTACGAGTGATAAAAGGCGGTGAATTGATGAACTTTCCGACGTTTAACGACGAAAAAACGGGCAAATGGCTGAAACTTGGCTTATTTTGCGTTTTAACGTTGTTTTGTTTGTTTGGCATATACTTTGCCGTACATCATATAAAACAGCCGTCAGAATCGACTACACGCATGCGATTTTCCGATACGGAAGATAAAAATTCGGTAAAGAAGGATTTACGAACTTCTGACCGTGAAGCCGCCGAAATCGTAACGAAAATCGAACGGATTCACGACGGCAAGACTGCTCCGAATGTGTCATATTATGTAACTGCTCCGAATTTGGCAGCCGCCGCCGATAAGACGGAACAGGCTATCAGGAAGAACGATAGTCAGATCCCGTCAGCCGCACGAGCGAAATCGGATAGAACAATAGTCACGGTCGATGATGAAAAACAGAAAGTCGATGTTTACAAAATCAACTTATGGAACAACCACAAAATTAAAGCCGGGGGAACATACATCGACGGCAAGCCGTACTTGTCGATAGGCTATCAGGCAGGACGAATCGAAGGAATCGTACACACTGACGGCACGGGCGTTCGCGGCGGTACGCTTATGTACACAATTAAAGAATGGTAATGCAAAAAGGCCTCCGAATAATCGGGGGCTTTTTTTTACAATTGCGGAGCAGTAATAAAAATCGCTTAGTATTGCGGTTTATGTATAGAAAAATATATATTTATCGCTTGCAATTATAACCCATATGGACTATAATATAATCATAGAGAGGAGGTGAACAGATGATAGATATAGAAAAAGCCCTTCAAGATATTGCTAATGTAATCGGTATCCTGGCAGGAGCGATTACAATCGCAAAGCTCTTAAAGGGCAAACCCAAGTAGAAAGGACGGGGCAACAAGCCCCGTTCCTGTCTATATCTATTATATATCATGAAAATTTTAATGGCAATGTTCTTACTATTAAGCGTAGTACGAGCCTTCGTGGCTCAAGATTCACTATCCATTTTATCGACAATCGTTTTGACGATAGCACTATTGTTATTGATAAGAAAGGATTAATACAATGAGATTCGACGATATTATGACAATAGCCGAAGCAAGCGAACGCTTCGGTCGTGCAGCAAGTACACTTAAGCAGGCGTGCCTATCTGGCCGCCTGGTTGAAGGTGAAGAATGCCGCAAATCCGGCGGCGTATTGTTAGTAACCAAACAAGGCTTGGAACGGCTTTACGGAAAGGAACATCCGACACAGACATACTATTTCGCCGAATTGCAGAACGCCGGCAGTTATAGGCAAACGGAAAAGCTCAAGGCTACAAGCCTTCGTGCTGCAAAGCGTGAAGCAAGTATGCGGCAGGCATTTTACGGCACTGTCCTTGAAATCGGTTGCGAGGTAAACGAAGACGGGTTCATTTTAAATCCCGTCGCTAGAAAAGAAGTAGGGAAGCAATGGAAAGATATTGTGTAATTCGACTAAGCGACTCGACGAACGATATACGAGAACCCTTCAGGGTCGAAGATGAAGTTCGATTGTAGGCCGCTAAATTCCACCACAGCGAACAAAATCGAACTATTTATTCTTACCGGATTGGTGAGGATAGGTAGTTCTTTTTTGTAGTTGTACTGAATTTCAATATAATCATCATAAATGACCACGCAGCGGACCATAGTCGAGAGTAGCAAGCTCTTGAACTTGGTCTCTTTTTTTGTGCGCTGAACAAGCCGCTCAAAGAAGAACCGGATCATATCTTCGTCGACTTTAAGGTCGTTGTCTTTTTCGAGTTCGTCAGAAAGCTCCGAATTTAGCTCTACAAGGCGTTTTTCATACATGGGTATATTCTCGGCTATGGTTTGCGATATAATACCGTTTTCGACGGCCTGAATGCAGTTTTTGAGCTTCTTGGATAACTCTTTTATTTCTTCTTTAATAGCCGGGATAGAGGATTGCGCTCGATTCTCTTCTTGTGCCGCAATGGCTTGCTTGGCAATATATTCTATGGCTGTATCATTAGACAGGATATTAATTGTCGTATCAACAACCAATTCTTCGAGCTTATCGGCACGGATATTTTTCGTATGGCATTTTCCGATGCGGTTACGCCGATTACTGCAAGCATAGTAATAATAAGGAAGGCCTGTCACAGACCGTCCTGACATTCCTATCATTTTTTCGTGACAGAGACCGCAGAACAAACGGCCTGATATAAGATAGTTATCGCTACATACTCGGCTGCGAGTTTTCTTGCGATTTTTTAAAATCTTCTGAACTGCGTTGAACATGTCGTTGGTGATAATGGCCGGAAGGGCATTTTCTTTGCGAATGTCCTTCCAGACGAACGTACCCGTGTAACGTTCGTTTTTAAGGATTTTTTCCAAGCTGTTCTTGCGAAACGGTTTGCCGGCTGCGGTTTTCAAATGCCGGGCATTTAATTCATCAATAATAGTAGATGTACGCTTGCCGTCGATAATAGACTGGAATATTTCACGTACAATAAACGCCTTGTCATCGTCTATAACAAGATGCTTGTTCTTATCGAGCTTAAATCCAAGCGGCACGATACCACCGGGCCATTTGCATTCGAGGGCATTTTCCGTCATGCCTCGTAAAACGTTTTCAGCAAGTTCAGCACTATAGTATTCGGCTAAGCCTTCAATCACAGACTCTAATAAAATGCCGCTAGAGTCTTCGGCTATATTTTCCATAGCTGAGATGACACGGATCCCGTGTTGCTTTAGCACGTTTTTATACCTAGCGCTGTCATAACGACTGCGTGCGAAGCGGTTTAACTTATAGACCAAGACGTAATCGAAGTCCTGCTTTTTAGCGTCTTTAATCATGGCCTGAAATTCAGGTCGCTTATCGGTTTTGCCGGTCATGGCACGGTCGCAATAGACCCTAATTACGGTAATGCCGTTTTTCTTGGCATAGGCCTTGCATTCTCGGATTTGTCCTTCTATAGACTCTTCTCGTTGACGGTCCGAAGAATAGCGTGCGTAGATTACTGCAATTTTCGACATAAAAAAATCAGTCCTTTCTGTTGTAAAAAGGGCCGATGTGATATACTTATAGCGTAATCGACCCTTTTGGGAGGGGATTATGGATTGCCCTCGATGTGTTGCAGCACATCGGGGGATTTTTTTGTTTAACGATTTGTTAATTTAGAAACATCTTTTATGATCTCAATAATGTGGGCCGAGTCATCTGATGAGCCGTCTTCTTTTAAATATCCGCTTTGGGGATTAGAGAAAATTGCTTTTGTGGTTTGCAATAACACCGCATTACGAATTTCTTCGTTGCTACTAGCATTTACAAAGGTCTCAAATGTACTTAGTGCGTTTTGTTTGTTTTTATTTATGATATAGTTATGTGCTTGGGCTCTGTAATTTCTACTGCAAATTGTTAGTCCATAAAACAATACTACCAATCCAGTGAACCTGGGCAAGGCTGCTTGCAAAAAGTGGTATAAGTAAGGTTCTTCTAACTGTATCGGGCAATACCAAAAAGATACTAGCGAATATGCTACAATCACGATACTAAGCCAAAGTATCCGTCTAGCCCAATAGCCCTTTTCCATCTCAAAAGAAGTGGCAGCCTCTTGGAAATTTACGGTGTGATTCGTTACACCGACAGAATGAGCGGCTTTTTGTACAGCGGCTATTATTTCATCTGTCTGTTGTTTTGTTTCTTCACGCTCTGTCTTTGCTTGCTTTAATTCGGCAACAATATCATCCCTCGCCTGTTGTGCCTGTCGCTTTAAAGCATCATAATCAGTGTCTGCCTTTATGCAATATGCAATGACGGGTGAGATATCGTTAAACCATCCATTGTAACTATTGATAATATCGTTTATCAAGCTTTGTCTTGTATCGACGCCTTGAGTAGACGAGAAGTCCTTTATGGCTTGAATGCAACTAATAAAGTTGTCCATATCACTAATTAGAACCATAACTCTTGACGGAGGAATCCGGGTTATATCAATGTCGAGCAATCCTTTGAAAAGTCCGATAGCAGATTCAAAGTCATCCTCGGCGTCAGCAAAGCTCATTTCCGCTCCCAACTCATCACGTCGGACGAGATCCTTTGCGTTAAATTCTTTTATAGTTGAGAGCGAATTATTGTATGCAGCTAATGTATCATCAGATAATTTTATAGACATAATGAGAACACCTCCGGCAGACCATTTTATATTTTAAGTGACCCTATAATTTCCAACGATGCCCACACTTCAAGCATACGCCAACTCGTCTGTTCCGGTTATGCCAACCGGCAGCAATACCGATCCCACCGGTTAACAACCCACCAACAATAGCCTTGCCGGCTTGGAATCCTTTCTTGTCGAACTCAATATGTTTTGAGTGGCATTTAGGGCAACGCAACTCACCATCTATAGGCTCCTTGGGTTCGTCCGAGGTATTAAATGATACCGACATACCCGATTTATATGCGGTTACCATTGACTTCAATGTTTCGTCAGTGCGAACTTGTTCCGTGATTTTGGCGGCCTTAAAAATTCCGCACCCTGTCAGCTTCCGGACAGCTTGGCTAAAAGCGAGAGTGCCGGCACTTCCTTTTTGCCAGGGATCCGTTTCTAAAGCAACCTCAAAGGCATTGAAAGTAACGCCGTTTACTTCCTTGTTGTAAACAGGCAACGTTTTTTCAGCACTCGGTTGTTCAACGAGGGCATTTTCGGAATTAGCAGAAGAAGATAGCGTTGAGTCTATGGGGTGTTCAATCTGCACCTCTTCACACATCTGTTCACGAGCTACAGGGGCTCCGCAATTAGAGCAAAATTTAGCCGTTTCTGATACTTGTTTACCACATTGTTCACAAAACATTTGAATACCTCCTAAAATATTTTTATATTTTAAAATTTTCCTCTTAACTCAACGACTTTTCCTAATATTTGTACAGGCAATGCTTCTATCTCTTCGTTTGAGTAAAAGTGCGGTTCATATACACTTATGTTTGTAGCAATAAGCGTGATACCAGTGGACATTTTTTTTACCTTCTTAACGGTGGCTTCATCGCCATTAACAAGTACGATTGCAATATCTCCAGACTCAACGTCGTCTTGTTTACGAACGATAACAACGTCACCTTCAAGCATGCGTGGCTCCATAGACCGACCCCGAATCTGCAAGGCAAAGAAATCACCGGTCGCAGCAAGATCCGGTGTAATTTCTTCGTAGTCGAGAATCTCTTCAACCGCCTCAAGCGGAACGCCGGCAACAACTCGACCAAGGACGGGGATTTTTATGCCAGTGTGAGCGGGAGACGATCCAGTCCTAGTTCCTTCCAGGAATGTCGATAATTCAGGGAGTGTTTGAATAAAGTCAGGAAGTGGATGCCCTTCTCTAGCCGCTTTTGCCTTCACACGCTTAAGCCACTCTTCTTGTTCTTTATAAGATAAAACATATCCATGTTTTGATGAAATTTTCCCTCTTAAATAATCAGCGCTGACATTAAAAAAATCGGCAATGACATCTATTGTTTTATATTTTGGAATGCGCTTTCCCGACTCATACATAGCTAACGCACTCCGTCCGATGTTTAATTTGTCGGCCAACTCTGCCTGGGTTAACTCTCGTTCTTGCCTCAGTACTTTTAGTCTGTCCGCAAACGTAGCCATAAAAATAACCCCCTTTAACTGAGAACAGTATATCACACTATGTGATGTCACGAAAAGTGTAAATTAATATTGACACAAAACGCCAACCAGACTATAATAAATTTAGTCACAAATTGTGACAGAAAGGAGCTGAGGATATGGAAGTCGGGAAACGGTTAAGAAGGCTGAGGCAGAAAAAGAAAGAAACTATTGCAAAGGTTTCTTTGGCGGTTAAAGTCGCACCTTCTACATTGACCGCATATGAGTTGGGAGACCGGACACCTAGGGATGATGTAAAAAAAAGAATTGCCAAGTATTATGGAATGACTGTTGAGGATATTTTTTTTAAATGGTAATGTCACAAAAAGTGTCAAAAGCAACTCGATAATTAGTGGGAAAGAGGTGAACAAATGCATTACTTAACTTGGTACATACTTCAGGTGATTCGAGAGAACAGTGATGAATATTGGGCATGGAAGGCAGAAAGGAGCAAATCACATGGAAGTCTTGGCAATCGGAACGAGTGCGGTAGTAGTGATACTGACATTAATATTAGCCATTCAAGAATTTAGGAAAGGAGCATAGAGGATGAATCAATTGCAAGTTTTTAATAATACGGAGTTCGGACAAGTCCGGACAATGATGATTGACGGATCCCCTTGGTTCGTAGCAAAAGATGTTTGTGAGTGCCTGGGGATTACAAAACATCGAGATGCAGTTAGCAGGTTGGACGGTGATGAAAGGGGGTCGGTTGAAGTGGACACCCTTGGGGGAACGCAACAAATGGTCGCTGTTAACGAGTACGGCTTATACAGCCTAGTGCTTTCAAGCCGAAAACCTTCAGCGAAAGCGTTCAAACGGTGGATAACCCACGAAGTCATCCCGGCAATTCGTAAGCACGGAGCGTATATGACCGGAGAAACATTGGAACAGGCGTTAACATCACCGGATTTTCTCATACGCTTAGCAACAGAACTTAAGACTGAACAAGAGGCTAGAAGATTGGCAGAAGCACAGATTGAAGCGAATAAGCCGAAAGTCTTATTTGCGGATTCGGTTGCTGCAAGCCACGGCAGTATCCTGGTTGGCGAGTTGGCAAAGCTACTTAATCAGAATGGTATTGATATCGGACAGAACCGATTATTTAACTGGCTCCGTGAAAACGGGTACCTGATTTGCCGCAAGGGTACGGATTACAACATGCCGACACAGAGAAGTATGGAAATGCAACTGTTCAGTATTAAGGAAACGGCCATTACACATAGCGACGGTCACGTTTCTATCAGTAAGACGGTCAAGGTCACAGGCAAAGGCCAGTTGTATTTCGTTAATAAATTCCTGAAGGGGGCATAAACAATGAGAAAGCAAATAGAACTCACAGCTCCGGCTGCGTGGATCAATCGACGGTATTACGAACTACAGGCAGCCGAGACGGTGTCGGTCGTTGAAGAAGAGTCGGACGACTTCAAAGTCACGCTAAAAGAAGGCATAAAGATTGGCATCGGAGCCTTCACGGTATACCTAATCATTGCGATGGCAATCATCATTTTATGAGTACGGTACGAAAGACGACAAAGAAAAAACCGCATCTGCGGCAACAGGTGCGGTTTCAACAGTAAAACAAACATTTAAATTGCTATTAGTGTAGCAGAAACGGAGAAAAAACACAATGAATGCAAAACTCATCATGACAGTAGAGGAAATGAAAGACCACAAGGCATGGGAAAAACTTCGGAACATCGGGATCGGCGGTAGTGACGCTGCTATCATAGCCGGACTCAATCGGTGGAAATCACCGTTCAAGTTATGGCAAGAAAAGACCGGACAGGTAGAGCCTGAAGACCTCTCAGATAATGAGTACGTATATTGGGGGACGGTCCTGGAACAGGCGGTTTCGGATCGGTTTACTGAGCTTACAGGATTAAAAGTAAAGAAATGCGGAACCCTTCAATCGCTCGATTACCCGTTTATGATAGCCAACGTCGACCGCCTGGTCGTAGGCGAAAACGCCGGCCTGGAATGCAAGACGGCCAACGGCTTTAAGGCCAAAGAGTGGGAAGGCGACAACGTTCCCGACGGGTATTATCTCCAATGCCAACACTATATGGCAGTTACAGGCTGCGAAAAGTGGTATATCGCTTGCCTCATAGGGGGTAACCACTTTGTGTGGAAGGAAATACCCAGGAACGAGGAAGATATAACCGCACTGATAGCAGCCGAGAAGGCGTTTTGGGAAGACAACGTACAGGGCGGTATCATGCCGGATGTAGACGGTAGCAAGAGTTGTTCCCAGGCCTTGGCCGAACGATTCCCGGGAGGCGTGACAGACAGCATCACATTGCCGAAGGAAGCGGACGAACTGTTGGCCGAAATTGACGAATTGAACGAGGCGGCCGACAGAATCAAGGAGCAAATCGAAAGCAAGAAGAACGGCATCAAGCTAATACTTGGCGACAATGAAATCGCTTACGCCGGTGAACGTAAAGTCACCTGGAAGACGCAAGCCGGACGGGTCACGGTCGACAGCAAGAAGCTAAAAGCCGAAATGCCGGAAGTATACGAGAAGTACAGCAAGCAAGGCAATCCGATAAGAGTATTCAAAATCTAGGAGGTAATCAATTATGGCAACAACAAAAGGCGGCATCATGACAACGAAAGCGAACAACAAACCGGACGGAGTAAAGAGCATGAAGGACCTCGTCGTCAGCATGGGCGACCAAATTCAAAAGGCGTTACCGACAGTCATCACGGGTGAGAGATTCACCCGTATGGTACTTACGGCGATGAGCAGCAACCCTCAATTACAGCAATGCACACCGAAATCGTTCCTGGGGGCGATGATGCAGGCGGCACAACTTGGCGTAGAGCCTAACACTCCGCTCGGTCAGGCATATCTCATCCCGTATAAGAATAAAGGCACGCTAGAATGCCAATTTCAGCTAGGATACAAAGGCCTTATCGACCTGGCGTACCGGAGCGGAGAGGTCCGGGATATACAAGCACACGAGGTACACGAGAACGACGAGTTTGAATACGAATTAGGACTCGAACCGAAGCTCCGGCACGTACCGGCCACCAGTAACCGGGGTGCGGTCATTGCCTACTATGCCGTATTTCACACGAAGGATGGCGGTTACGGATTCGAGGTTATGAGTGCCGAAGATGTCCGCAATCACGCTAAGAAGCACAGCCAAGCATACGGAAGTAATTACAGTCCGTGGGCAAAGAACTTTGACGAAATGGCAAAAAAGACCGTTCTCAAGAAGTGCTTAAAATATGCACCGCTTAAGACCGAATTCGTCCGGGAAATGAGTGCAGACGGCACTATCAAGAAGAACATAACACCGGACATGACCGCCGAACCGGATGAAACGGACTATATAGACGCAGAAGCGGAAACAGTACCGGACAATGTAGACCCGGCAACAGGCGAAATCAAGACGGAGCAAGAAGAGAAAGACGATGCGATTTTATCAGCATCGATGAACTAGGAAAGGAAGCGGAGAAAGGGCCGGAGCAACTCCCGGCCCGAACCCGTTACAGGGCAAACGAATGGCAGAACGGCGAATGATAGCCAAGAGCATTATCAAATCAGATCAGTTTTTAGACATGCCGGCAACAACGCAGTGCTTGTACTTTCATTTGTTACTAGAAGCCGACGATGACGGTTTTATCAACGCACCTAAATCAATAATGCGAGTGATTGGGGCTAAGGATGATGACATGCGTGTGTTACAGGCCAAGGGATACATCATTCCTTTTGAAAGCGGTGTAATCGTTATTAAGCACTGGAGATTGCACAACAGCTTGCGAAAAGACAGGTATAATCCCAATCCGCAGCTAGAGAATGAACGTAAACAACTGGTTGTTGCCGACAATAAAGAATACCAATTGGCAACCAACTGGCAACCGAATGGCAACCAATTGGCAACCAGTGGTATACCGTTGGTTGCCACAGGTAAGGATAGGTTAGGTAAGGATAGGTTAGGTAAGGATAGGTTAGGTAAGGATAGAGAAGAAGAAGAAAAGGAGGACCCTTCGGCGGCTTGTGACATTTTAAAAGCATACGGGGATAACATTCACCCGGTCAGTTCACCGGTAGAAGCCGAAAAGCTAAAGGCACTCGTTGACACTCACGGCGAAACCTTCGTGGCTAAGGCCATTGAAAGAGCCGTCATGCGGAACAAAAGAAGCCTGGCGTATATCACCGGGATTCTAAACAACTGGGAAGCGAACGGATACGACGAGGGCATCGAAGGGAATCGAACAGAAAAACAGTCAGATCCGGAACGTTCCGCAGACCTTGAACGGTTTATGCGAGAACGAGAAGAACACAAGAAGAAGCAAAGGAGGTTCTAAAGAATGTTCACGAACGGCAGTATGGACTTCATAGAGAATTTAATCGTCGGCTCGTATCCGAACGGGCTTAGAGATAAAGAAGAACGGCAACGGTACTTTGACAATTTCGTCCGGATGTTCAACCGATATGATGAACAGGACGTCGCAGACGTAGTCGAAGAAGTGATAAGCCGAGAACGCTTTTTACCGTCCTTAGCGACCTTCAAAGAGGCGTTAGATAAGAAGGCACAGGCCCGAGCCGAAAGCGAGCGGACAGCGTTAAAAATCGCCGAATATAGAAAGCCTCGAGGCCGGGTCAATATCCCGGCACTCATGGAACAGGTCGAAAAAATGAAAAAAGGCGAGTTCGAACGACCCATTCCGAACCGGTTACGAGAGTTTGCTAAACGATTATGGCCGGATATTAGTGACAGCGTCATTCGCCGAAACTTTCCGCTGTTAATTCACTATCAGCAGAACGGGTTCACGATTGACGAGAAGGGAAATGCGGTGCAGTTGTACTTATCAAAGACCGGGGAGGTCGTCGAGAGGATTGTATTAGTTCAGGAGGCGTAAGCAATGCGAATCATAAGGTTTGGAAAAGAACGACCGGCAGACGTACTGTATAGACGGTCGCAAGTAGGAATTATCGGACGGTACGGATTAGAAGAGTTCATCGTGTATGACGGCGATTGTCAGCGGAAAGACCGGGCCGTTATGAGGGGCATTATAGACGATGTCAAGTTCAGAGCAAACGGAGAGCTTAACAAACACGGAGAATTGCGAACGGATGCGGTTATCAATGTGGATAAAATCGTCGATACGGTTATTAACAAGAAGGTTTAGGGAAAGGAGAAAAAGCAAATGTCAATCATAAAATTCGGCAAGTACGAACCGCAACGAGAAGTTATAATCAGCGACCAAGAAGACGGCAATTCAATGGAACACAGGTATGAGTTTTCAAATGGATATGGAGCAATAGTGATTCAGGACAAAGCGATTAAAGGACACGAAGACGGGCTGTATAGGTTGGGAATATTAAAAGACGGGGAGTTGGGTTACAGCATTCCGATAGCGTGCAAAGTTGTCGAAGACCTAAGTGCCGACGAAATAGCCGAGCGTTTACAACAGATTGAGGAACTGCCGAAAAAAAGGAGAGGTAATAACTTGACAGGCACAGAATATAAAGAGCGTGAAGAACGGCTATATAAAGCTATACATGCAATAGCCAAAAGGGCTTTATATGTATCGACAGGCGGCAGGGCCATTACAAATAAAGCATACAAGGACTATTCCGCGAATTTTCGTTACCGCAAACATCTTGATGACGCACGGCGTGAATTTTCGGTATTAACTAAACTGGTCGAAGATTTCAGTAAAATCCTTTTTGAACTTGAAGTTGAATGCAAACAAAACCATTAAGCCTTGAATGTCGCGAAGGAAGGAGAGCAAGCATGAAAAAGACAGAAAAACGGTACATGACGATAAAAGAAGCAATGGAGTACACGGGCATGGGGGAATTGACGCTTCTAGGAATCTTAGCGGATATCGACGTATACCCGGTACAGCCTGGTGGAGTCGGCACAAGGCGATTTATTGACAAGACAGATATTGATGAAGCGTTCCGAATCTTGAAAGACAAGGAACGAGTTATACGACACACACGAAATGGACGGCACCCGTTCTAATGGAGTGCGTCGGATGCGGTAAGGAATACGAAGGGCATAGCAAGTTATGCCCTTCATGCCGGAAAAGGTACACGGAACAGATAAAGCGGCAGCACGATTACTGGACATGCCCTATATGCGGAGGTTCGGTGCAGTTCAGCTACTGGAAGCGGCGAGAAGACATTAAAGCGAAAACGATATGTTGCAGTACACGATGCCGGAGAATATACAAAGCGTTAATGGAGGTCAGTCATGGAACACGGAACGATTCACAGAAGCCCGGTCAACGGACAACCGGAATTCGGGCAAGATGAGATTAAGCAGCCGAATCACTACACGTGGCGAGGCAAAGAATGCGAACAGATAATTGGGGATATTACGCAAGGCTCCGAGGGAAAAGAAGCGTATTACCTGGGGGCAGCCGTGAAGTATCTGTACCGATACCCGGCGAAGGGTACGGCGATTAAGGATTTACAGAAGGCGAAACAGTATATCGAAATGCTTGTTGAATTGAAGGAGGAACAAAATCATGGCACTAGATAAGACAGCGATAGACGACGTGACGTTAAGCCTCGAAGGGGCTATCGACTCGGCAAAAGTGGCTTTAAGCCGAATCGAAGATTGCGGACTTGATGATTATGAGTTGGAAGCCGCAAAAGAATACTTACAGGAAGGCATAAGGCGACTTAATATGGCTTACGATATTGTCGACTTTGCTGAAGATTAAGGAGGAACAACATGAACAACGTACAGCTCGAGGGCAACCTCGCACGAGATATTGAAATATCGTTCAGCAAAAACGGAATGGCGGTAGCACGGGGAACAGTAGCGTGCAACCGGAGAATTAAAGACGGCGACGAGTGGAAGGATACAGCAGATTTTGTTCCGTTCACAGCATTCGGAGCATTAGCCGAGGGCATGGACCAGTGGACGAAGGGGCAACGAGTATGGGTATTCGGTCGTTTCTCAACGTCTAAGTACGAAAAAGACGGCGAAACGAGATATTCAAGCAACGTCATTGCAACAGCCGCCGGCACGGCCTTATTCCCTTACAAAAAGAAATCCGAAGACGGAATACCGGCATCCCAGGGTAACGGATTCGAGGATTTGGGAACGCCTGTCGATGAGGAATTGCCGTTCTGATAGCCCGTAAATTAAAAATTTGGTATCTGTAGCGAGTTTTTATATGTCTTGTGATAATTTTATTGCGGAGAGATTAAAAACTCGTTACAGGTAAAAATAAGAAGGTTTTCGAGGAGATGAGTAAATGCCGGTAAAATATTACAAGGATGAAAATCAAATAGAGTTAATCGTATACGGGAATCCGGTTGCACAAGGACGGCCGAGATTTTCCCGTCAAGGCGGTTTCGTCAAGGCGTATGACCCGATTCAGTCGAAGTCATATAAGCAACTTATACGACTGGAGTTACAGCCGTTGTTGTCAGATCCGGACTTCACACCGATTGACCGGGCGTGTTGCTTGAAGCTGACAGTTTTCCGAGCTATGCCGAAAAGTTTCAGCAAGAAAAAGCGAGAGGAAGCGTCACTCGGCTACATACGACCGACGACAAAGCCCGATACAGATAATTATGTCAAAGGCGTACTCGACGCATTAAACGGCACGGTACTTAAAGACGACAGCGTTGTATGCGAGATATTCGCACGGAAATTCTATAACGAACGACCGAGAATCGAGGTCGTCCTGGAGGCGAAAATATGCTAACTATATACTTATCGCACCCGTTTACGGGTAACGAGTCAGAAAATAGAGAGAAGGCGAGAGCCTATGCGGCTGAGATTACTCGCAAGCGTTCCGATATATTAATCGTGAATCCGCTCGACGCTATGATATATGCCGGGTTCTTGCCATATGTTGATGTGCTGGAGAAGACTATTGCACTCATGATGATGTGCGATGCAGCCGTGGCACTTGGAAACTGGCAGATAAGCACCGGCTGCATGGCTGAGTACAACGTTGCAAGGCAGAACGGCATGAAGTGGATGGAAAGCGTCGAGGAAGTGGTTAATTATCACCCGAAACGGCGTAAGCGATAAAACAAGTAAAAAGGAGGACGCACACAGTGTTTCATAACGATTACATAAATGCAGTACGGGAGTACTTGCACAGGTATCACGAATTTAATACGTACATTAAGAATATCAAGGCCGACCTTGAAGATTTAAACGCCACGCAAGCACTGTGTGCCGCTCCGAAGGTGCCGACCCTATCGCACACGCCTGGAGGCAACGGGATTATGATAAGCCCGGAAGAGCGAGCCGTATATGAGAGTGACCGCATCGAAGAACGACGGCAAAAACTGTATTCAGATCTGGAGAAGGTCGAGCCGCTTATAAAGCGGCTAAACCGTTCTATCGAGGCATTAGAGTATTCAGACCGAGTAATCACCGAAGAACGATTCATCAACGGGGCATCCTGGATGAGAATCGCCGACAGGCTACACATGAGCGAAACAGCCGTGCGTAAGCGTTCGGGCAAGGTCCTGGAGCAAATAGCAACGATGATGTTCGGCCCGTCCGTCATTCCGGTGCAGACGCATTTCGTGTTTTTTGACGAGTGGAAAAAATCGTAACAGTCACAAATGGTGCGGATTTGTGCCGAAACGGTGCGGATTTTTCGGTTATTATAATAGTGTGATTGAACACCTCCTAAAGAAATAACGAAACAAACACGAAAGAAGAGATACCCAAGCAGCCGGGCATCTCTTTTTTCGTTTGCGGTGAAAACATGACAATCATAAAATGCGGAAAGACGAAGTGCATGAATAACAAAAACGGAACATGCACAGCGATAAGTATAAAAATATCAAGACAGGCTCGATGCAACGACGTTACGAATGTATACGAGATAATGAACTCATCGAGATACGGAAAGGCGGTCAAAAATGAATATCATCGAAAAACCGATAAACGAGGTAATCCCTTACGAAAAAAATCCGAGAATTAACGATAACGCTGTTCCGGCCGTGATGAAGAGTATCGAGGAATTTGGCTTCAAAGTACCTATCGTCATCGATAAGAACGGAACAATCGTTACAGGCCATACACGACTGAAAGCAGCGAAAAAGCTCGGTATGAAGACGGTACCGTGCATTGTGGCGGACGATTTAACGCCGGAACAGATTAAGGCGTTTCGCCTTGCGGATAACAAGGTAGCCGAGGCGGCCGAATGGGATATGGAGCTGCTTAACGAGGAGCTTGACGGAATCATTGACATAGATATGTCCGATTTTAACTTTGGTGATATAACTGATAGCCCGTCATCTGAAGACGTGGTTGAAGATGACGGCGAAAACATCGAACTTCCTAGCGAACCGAAGACAAGACTCGGAGATATATGGATGATTGGCCGCCATAAACTCATGTGCGGCGACGCCACTTCTGAAGACGTGTTAAAACGTCTCATGGGGGGGGGACAAAGTAGATATGTATCTTACGGATCCTCCGTATAACGTTGCTTACGAAGGAAAAACCGAGGATAAGTTGACAATTCAAAATGACAGCATGGAAGATTCCGCTTTCTATCAATTTCTTGTCGATTCGTTCGTCGCAGCCGATTCTGTAATGAATGAAGGGGCGGCTTTTTATGTATGGCATGCTGACTTGGAAGGATATAACTTTCGTGGCGCATGCCGTGCCGTTGAGTGGGAGCTGCGAGAATGCTTAATTTGGAACAAAAACACAATGGTGCTCGGAAGACAGGATTATCAATGGAAGCATGAGCCGTGCTTATACGGATGGAAAGGCGGAGCGGCACATAATTGGTATAGCGATCGAAAGCAGACGACGGTCATTGATATGAATAAGCCGAATCGCAACGCCGAGCATCCGACAATGAAGCCTGTACAACTGTTTGCATACTTAATGGAAAATAGCAGCAAACCCGGAGATATTATTCTTGATTCGTTCTGTGGAAGCGGAACAACGCTTATTGCGTGCGAGCAGATGGGTCGAGTAGCACGAGTTCTTGAAATCGACCCGAAGTATTGCGATGTCATTATAAAGCGATATATAAATCTCGTCGGCAGCTCTGATGGAGTGGCTGTCGAAAGAAACGGGGAAATGATTAAATACGCCGACTTATAAGGTGGTGACATGATGGCACGACGAGGGAGAAAGCCTGCAGATATATCTAAGCAAGAGTTCGAAAAGTTGTGTGCGCTACAGTGTACACAGGAAGAAATCTGCAGCTTTTTTGACGTGACCGACAAAACGTTAACGGCATTCTGTCGAAGAACATATGGCATGAAATTCTCCGAGGTTTTCAGAGAAAAGCGTGGAAAAGGTAAAATTGCGCTGCGACGCTCGCAGTTTAGGCTTGCTGAGAGGAATGCGACCATGGCGATATTCCTTGGTAAACAATACCTCGGACAGCGAGATGTGCAGGACGTGAAGGTCGAGGGGGCGATAGACAATCCTTTCGACGGCGTTAAAACGGAAGACATAAAGAAGCTGATAGGCGATGATTGATGAACTCATTAAACGGCAGGCAAAAAGAGAACTCGCACGACGTGAGTTCTTTTATTTTTGCAATTTAATGGCTTTCGATTTCTATAAGCCTGAGCGGCGGTATCTTGTTGAGCTGTGTGAAGAATTGCAGTCGTTCTATGAAGATGAAAAAGCCAAGGTGCTTATTATTAACGAGCCGCCACGGCATGGAAAGAGCCGCACGGCGAGTTTATTTGTTGAGTGGGTCCTTGGCCGTAACCCGGCCGAAAAGATAATGACCGGTTCGTATAACAATATCCTTTCAGCAACCTTTGCTAAGAATGTTCGAAATGCGATTCAAGAGGTTAAGGCTGATGATAATATCACCGTTTACTCCGATATATTTCCGAACGTCCGTATAAAACGTGGTGATGCAGCCATGGATATGTGGAGCTTGGATGGCGGTTACAATTCATACTTGGCCACGTCTCCGTCAGGTACTGCGACAGGCTTTGGTTGCTCGCTTCTTATTATCGACGATATCATCAAAAACGCAGAAGAAGCCTATAACGAAACAGCGAAGGAAAAGGCCTGGCTGTGGTTCACGAATACTATGCTAAGCCGTCTTGAAGAAGGCGGTAAGATACTTATCATCATGACCCGTTGGGCGAGCGATGATTTGGCCGGTCGAGCGATTGAACATTTCGGCGATGCGGCCAAGGTGATTACGATGCAAGCGTTACAGCCGGACGGCAGTATGTTGTGTGACGAAATATTGTCACGGCGTAGTTACGAAGAGAAAGTACGGGCCATGGGTGCCGACATCGCCAGTGCCAATTATCAGCAGGAGCCGATAGACCTCAAGGGGCAGTTATACTCAAGCTTCAAGACGTATGACCGCATCCCGACAGATGCAAACGGCAATCCGCTATTTACGGTTGTTCGTAACTACACGGATACGGCTGATACAGGATCCGATTACCTTTGCTCAATTGTGTACGGCGTGTATAACGGCGAAGCCTATGTGCTGGACCTTTTGTACACCAAAGACGCTATGGAAGAGACAGAGCCGGCAACAGCGTCCATGTTATACCATAACGGCGTGAACGTGGCCGATTTTGAATCAAACAACGGCGGCCGAGGGTTTGCAAGACAGGTACGACGGATATTACAAGACACGTATAAGTCGAACAAGACGGTCATTAATACGTTCGCACAGACAAAGAATAAGGCGGCACGAATACTTTCCAATTCAACGTGGGTCATGGAACACATCTATTTTCCGACCAACTGGAAAGACCGATGGCCTGAATATTATAGGGCGATGACTCGTTATCAGCGTGAGGGAAAGAACGCACACGATGACGCACCGGACGCAACAACGGGTATCGCCGAGAAGATGAACGCACCGCAGATTAAGGCGGCACATGTCAATATTTATTAAGGAGTAGACAAATGGACTCTGAAAAGTTATATGGCTATAAACTACTAAAAGACGCATATTACGGTACAGGCCTGTTCTCTGTTGGTCGTGGCCTTGTACGACACCCGAGGGAAAGCACACCGAATTACGCCTTTCGTAAGAAGCTTGCGTACTACTTGAACTATACCGGTCCTATCGTCAATGCATCGGTAGATCCGATATTTAGGGATACGATTAAACGTGAATATAAAGATACGGAGAAGTTCAAGGTGTTCCTGGAAGATGTGGACCGCAAAGGCACGAGCTTACAGGAATATATACGTCAGCAAGCGACCTTAGCCAAGCTGTACGGCGTTATGTATATCATCGTGAACAACGTTGTGGAGTTCGGCGAATCGGTAGCTGACAATATTAAGAACAGGGCGTTACCGTATCTCACGGCTGTTGAGCCGCATCACATTACGGACTGGCAGTTCGATGAGAAGGGAACATTGATAAAATTCGCATACAAGGACGTTATTTACGACGCTGATAGGAGAAAGCAAACACGATATTACATATGGACTCCGACGAATTGGCAGGTCTTAGATGAAAACGGGAACCAAATAAAAGGTGGCACTCATAACATTGGCCGTATTCCCGTTGTTCAGTGGTTCGGTAGAAGCTCTAAAAAGACGGATATTTTACCGCCTGCCGAGTTTTTGAGTATTGCACAGACAAACTACCATGTGTACCACCTGTGCAGCCTTTTAACGCAAATATTGAACAATCAGACATTCTCTGTGTTGACTATGCCGGCAGACGGCAGCACTCCCGACGTAACGCTCGGGACAAATAACATGCTGCTGTATCCGCAAGAGTCGTCTCACGCACCGGCATTTATTGCCCCGGACAAAGGGCCGGCTGAGGTGCTGATGGCACAAATTGACCGACTCATTAAGGAAATGTATCGCATGAGTGGCATTGATTCGGTTGTAGGTGTAGAACAGTCAAAGAGCGGTGTGGCTAAGCAGTGGGACTTCGAGCGAACCAACCAACGCCTGGCGGACTTCTCCGTTCAGTGCGAGGAAGCCGAAAAGGATATCATTGGACTTTATGAATTATGGGCGAAGGAAAACGTCGGATATGAAGTTGAATATCCTCGAGATTTTCAAATTAACGACGTTACTGAATCGCTGTCTCAGGCACAACAGGCACTGGACCTTGGGTTTAGATCCGACACGTTCTCCGCTGAAGTAAGTAAGAAAGTCCTGGAAGCGTATATGCCGAATATTGAGCCTGATACGTATGATGACATTGTAAGCGAGATAGAAGAAGGCTTCGATGAGGCTGAAAGAGATAGGGATTTAATGAAACAACGGTTTGAGCCGATGACGGGTGATAAGGGTGATGTAAATGCCGAAGGACAGAACGCAGAACAACCTGGAGAATAATTTAGACGGTTTCGAGCGAGTCCTTCGGGCCTTAATCTTAGTCGGTATGGACCCTAAAGAAGCCGTAAAAGTTGCGTATCACCGTTATCCGGTTATGCGGCACCTTTACAAGGATTTGCTCGACGACCTTGTTGGCGATTTTGCTGAAGGGTATGGGAAGAAACAAGCGGCGGCCAAGTTTGAGCATGAAGCCATATCAGCGGCTATGAATAAATCATGGACCGACGACGGCGTAAATCTTTCTGAACGCATGTATAAGAACAGCAAGAAGGTCCAGGCCGAATCGGCCGAGGTCATCGGCAAGGCTATTAAGGAAGGCGAGTCGGTAGCCAAGACGGCCAAGAAGCTATTCGATGGATACGGTAAAGGCGGTATCATTCCTGAGCAAGATATACCCGAATTCATTCAAGAGGTGAAGGACTTACCTGTTCCCGACTGGCTCGACGAAGAAGCGGTCGCTGAGTGGAAGGCAGCCATACGCCATGCACGAAAGCTTATTGAGCAAGGAACAACGCCTGGGCTAAGAGCAGCGTATAGTGAGGTCATGGATGCCATTGAAAACGGAGCAAAGCAAAATGTAAGCAAGGCTATTGATACTGCAGTACAAGAAAAGACTCGATATACAGCCGAACGTATTGCACGCACGGAACGAGCGAGAGCCTACGCTGATGGAGTCATGGCTAAATATATGGATGACCCGGACATTGTGGCGTTTCAGTGGAAACTATCCGATAGACATCCGAAGTGCGATATTTGCGATGTATACGCTCATGCCGACCTGTACGGACTCGGCAAGGGTATATTCCCGAAGGATAAATTTCCAAAGCTCCCTGCACATCCTCACTGCTTATGTCGAATAAAGCCAATTGTTGACGGCATGATTGACATGAGCAAACAAAAGGATAATGTTGATAAAGGTGGAAAAGCATACATCGATACGCTTCCGAAACGGGAGCAAGAGCGGCTACTTGGTGTCCATGGTAGAAATTTAGTAAATAAAGGTTTTTTGTCGTGGTCTGAAAAAGCAAGAGGAATAAGTCACGATGGATTCAACGCACGAGTTCCTGTTCCTGAAAGTTTGAAAGCATATGTCAAGAATGGCAAAGTAAACGTAGGGGAATTAGGTAAACGACTTGAGGGAGAAGCGGTTGATGATGTTATAAAACGGGTTAAGGATTATATTAATTCACCTTTTTTTATGAGTGAATACGTTCCACGGCAAGGAATGCACACAAAAGGGCATGAACTATACAAGCCCGAAGATAATAAAAGCTATTATGAGTATGAAATCCCTAATGCAGATGTAATCAAAGCCATAAAGGATGCCATTGATGCTAGTGGAATACAAATGACAAAAAACGGAAATTGGAGTCATAAAGTGCTTATTGATATATCACCGCATATTGGCTATACTGTGAATAAAGAAACGGGAGAGATGACTAGGACTAGTCTTGCAACCGTACACATTTCAAATAAAGGAATTCACATAGTACCTAGAAAGGAGCGGTAAAATGACTGAAGATGCAGTATTTGGGTTTGTTGAGAATGCCAAGTCTCGCACTTTTGAGGTTACTGATGTTGACGGTAGTCTTTTTACAGGTAGACTCGTATCCTGTACGTCTGGTGCGGATAATGAGCCGGACCCGGCATCCATATCGTTACAACAGAAGGGGTACTCGGTTGAACTGTTTGTAAACGAAATCCAATCAATCAAAGAAATTTAGACCCAACGGGTAATGCCGAGGGTCTTTTTTCATGCCTTGCGCAGTGGTGCGTAGGGCATTTTTTATTGGTGAAAAGCGGAGGAGACCGCATCACATATATTTAATGTGTTCAAAAAGGAGAATGAGAACCATGACAATGGCAGAATTGTATGCAGCACTGGAAAAGCTCGACGGCGGTGCGGCAATGGTGGAGACCATTAAAGCGGAAGTCGGGAAATTGAACGGCGAGTCGAAAGAGCAACGAGAAGCCAAAGAAAAGGCTGAAGCTTTGGTTAAGACGTTAACTGAGGCAAAGGACACGTTGACTAATCAAATTGCTGAACTTCAAAAGCCGGGAGCAGGAGAGCAAACAGCAGAATATAAGACTCTGCTGAAGAAATTCGATGACCTTTCCAAATCGTTCGAGACAGAAAAGGCTGCAAGGCAAGAAGCCGAACAAAAACGAATCCAGACAGACATCATGGCACAGACGGTTGATGCACTAACGAAGCACAATGCAATGGACCCGAAAGAGTTCGCCAAGCTTATTGTTGGCGGCATTGAAGTCGGTGATGATGGCAAGTACGGATTTAAAAAAGAAGACGGCACTGTCGGGACGATTGAAGACGCAGCTACCACATGGCTTAAAGGTAAGCCTTGGGCGGTGAAAGATAACCAAAACGGCGGCAGCGGGCAAGGAAGTTCCGGGCAGAATGCCGGCAATGATGTAAAAGCACAGTTTGAAGCGGCACTGGGGATATCCCAGGCAACGAAAGGAGACTAAATAATGGCGATTAATACGTTAGAATGTGCAAAAATTTTCCAAGACGGGCTTGACGCACAAATGCTCGCAACAGCAACATCGGCTTGGATGGAAGCCAATGCAACACAGGTAATTTATAACGGTGGCGATGAAGTAAAAATGCCCGAAATCTCGACGGCAGGACTTGCGACATACGACCGTGACAGCGGCTTCGTACAGGGGGCAGTTACGCTGAAATTCGGTACATATAAGCTTACACAGGACCGTGGCAGAAGCTTTTCGCTCGACGCAATGAGTGTTGACGAAACGAACTTTGTGGCTTCTTCGGGCAATGTTATGGGTGAGTTCCAGCGTTTACAGGTTGTTCCTGAAGTAGACGCATATCGTTATAGCCGTATTGCGGCGTTGGCTAAAGCGGCAAGCCAAGAAAAGGCAACGTTTACGCCGACGGCTGATAATATCCTGGCACAGCTCGATGATGATATTACGGCAGTACAGGATATTGTAGGCGATGACGAACCGCTTGTTATTGTCATGAATCGTAAGGTACGCACGATTCTTAACAATGCGAAAGGCATTCAGAAGTTTATTGATACGGGCGACTTTACAGCCGGTACGGTAACGACAAAAGTGCGGACGTACAATGAAATTCCTATCATTGGCGTACCGTCTGCTCGCATGAAGACACAGTACGTATTCAACAACGGCACGACAAGTGGACAAGAAGCAGGCGGCTTTAAGGCTGATACTCAAGCGAAGGATATTAACTGGATAGTAATCGCACAGCGTGCGCCGATTGCCGTATCAAAAACGGACAAGGTCCGCATCTTCACTCCGGACGAAAACCAAAAGGCAGACGCTTGGAAGCTTGATTACAGAAAATTCCATGACCTGTGGATTCCGAGTAACAAACTTAAGGGCGTATTCGTTAATACCGGAGCATAAGGAGGTACCGTATGAACACTCGAGTAACTCGGCTTAACGAAGTTCAGTACGCCGATTCTGAATACCGTCTTCAGCAGTTAATTGCTGAAGGCTTTGTGGCAGATGAACAGACAGAAGAAACGGAGTCGGTCGAAGAAAAACCGAAAAAGGCAAAGGCGAAGAAGGCTGAAGCCGCAGAACAACCGGCTGAAGAAACAGAACAGGTAGGCGAGTAGTATGGGCGTCAGTCGGGATGTGTTCGATAAGAGAATACGACAGGCCGTAAAGGCATCGGCCATTGAAGTCCAGGACGAAGCACAAACGCATCACAATTACACGTCACGAACGGGCGATTTGACTCGCTCTATTGACATGCGAATGTTAACCGACAAGAGTGCCGTTGTATATCTTGATGAGGGCTTGGCCGATTATGGGCCGTTCGTTCACGAAGGCACACGACCGCACATGATACGGCCTAAGAATCGTAAAGCTTTGCGATGGGTCCCGACTGGCGGCAACTCGTTTTTGTTCGCAAAAAACGTTCTTCATCCCGGTAATCGCATGGATCCGTTCTTGTATAGAGCGTTAGATACGAAAAGACCGGACATCATTAAGATATTCGGCCAGTATACCAAGCTTGCCACTAAAGACATATGTGATGCCATTGAACAAAAGTATAGTAATGGCCAAGCATGTGAGATTGAATTCAAATTTTAAAGGGAGTGAATGCACATGTTATATGACTTGGCCGAAATGACATTTTCTGACGAACTTCTCGGAAAGAATGTCAGTCGTGATGACCTCGCCATTGCCGAAAAGTGGCTGTATTTGTTCGCGCAGCGTCTTGGAGTTGAGCAAGCGAAGGTTATCCGTAGCTTTGTTGCTGATGAGCTTGTAACGCTGTATACGTATCGTGAGACCTGTGTGCGAAAGGCATATAGTTTGCCCGGAGCCTATGGGCGCGGCGGCGAAACGGACGACTTTTACGGCAAAAAACTCGCATATATCCAGGGACGAATAAAAGAGCTTGAAGGCTCGATTACACCCGAAGACCTTACAGGTGACCCGACGCAGTATTCCGGTTATCGGTCGTGTGAAATCTTCAGGGGGTAGTCGATATGATCATGTGGTTTGAGCTTTTAAGACGGGTTCAGGATGTTCTTATGACGTGTAAAGTAACCGCACCTGTACAGCTTGGTGCGGTTATACCGCAGCATGCTGACGTTGACGAAATCGGCAAAATTATGCTTGTTCGAGGATCCGAAACAGTAAATGATGAAAGTATCGAAAACGAGCTTCTTGTTACGATTTATCTTGAAGCCTGGGTACGAAATGACGACCCGGATTTATCCGTTGGATACGCTCGCATTAGTGAGCTTGAAGGACAAATTGACGCAGCTTTAAAGCAAATGCGGCAAGCCGTCGGTTCACTGAATGAGGATATATGCGTACTTAATGGCAGTAACTATCAGATTTTAGATTTAAAAGTTAAACAGAAAACGGGCGACCTCGACGCATTGCGACCGTTACTCGGCTCGCAGTATACGATTGAGTGTCGCCTTTTTGATTTGACTCGTGAAGGAGGAATATACTAATGCCGGCATCAACAACAAAGAAAGCATTGGCACCGTCTGCAGCTAATTCTTTAGCGACGGTGGGTAAAAATTATTTTATTTATTTAAACACAGGCACCGACGAAACGACGGGTGCGGTATGGACTAAAATCGGCGGTCAGAAGGGCGGTTCTATTAGCCGTAAAGCCGACTCTATTGACGCTTCTCACAAAGACTCTGGCGGTTGGAAATCGACCTTGCCCGGCCTTAAAGAATGGAGCATTGAATTAGATACTTTGCTCATGGCTAACGATGATGGCTTGGAAGCATTGAATGATGCCTTCCTTAAAGACCAACCTGTACACCTTAAATTCGAGTACCCTGACAAGTCCTATGTAACCGGTTGGGCGTCTATTACGGAACTTTCTATTGAAGCTCCGCATGATGATGTGGCGTCTTATAAAGGTACCTTGGCAGGTATCGGGCCTTTATCTGAATTAAAGAAAGCCTAAGAGAGGGGAATATATAAACCATGAAACAAATTAAATGCGACTTCTTCGGCAAGGGTGAACGCTTGTACTTCAATATCCAACGCCTGGCTGAATTTGAATCGGCGGTCGGTAAGCCGATTTACAACGCTATTCAGCAATTGTCATTATCGGACATCATAACCGCATATGAAATTGGCCTTCGTCAGTATGGCCGTCGCAGCACTCAGTTCTATGCAGACCGCTTGCAGGAGCTGTTCGATAGCGGTGAGGTTGAATTAAACGACATTATGATGCCGATTGTTAAGGCCATTACAGGTAGTGGCATTCTCGGTAAAAAAGCATACTTCATGGCATTCCCTGAAGAAAAGACACCCGAAGACGATGCCGAAATCGAAGCCGAAGAAGACGAAGCAGTAAAAAACTAAACGGGGGGCATAATGCCCCCTCTTCTTTTGCATTGTGGGTACGAAAAGCCGAAAAAGTAGCTTATAGTATCTTGGCTTTAAAGCCGTCAGAATTCTATGAGCTTACGCCTATGGAGTTCGAAAAGATGGTTCAAGGGTATGACCTTCGGACTCGTATTGAAGACGCTAGAACGGCGTATATGACGTCACTTATTGTTAACGTCCAGCTCGATAAGAAGAACCAAATTAAAGTGAAGGATATTATGAAGGATTTGCATCCGCCGACACGACTGGATCGTAAGAAAGAGGAAATGGAATTTATGAGAGAATGGCTTGAAGAAGGGGGTGAGTTGTAATGGCAGACGCAAACATTCACGTCAAGATAAAAGGCGATAGCTCAAGTGCCGAACAGGCGATTGATAGAGTTGGTAGTAAGCTTGAAAATGCCCTGGGCGAAAAAATGGGCGGCATTGCCAAGAAGGCACTAGAGAAGATGCCAATGGCAGCGGCGGCGGCGGGCGTAGCTTTAGTTGCCCAAGAGGTTGCTCAGCTTGCCGGGAAAGTATCCGATACGGCTGACCAAATGGCACAGCTTAAGTCCCGTATCAATCTTATTAACGACGGCACGCAGACGACGACCGAAATTATGGACAAAGTCTATGCAGCAGCACAGCGGTCTCGAGGTGGATACGTCGAAATGGCCGACAGCGTAGCGAAGCTTAACATGCTTGCTAAGGACGCTTTCAGCTCGAATGATGAAGCGATAGCCTTTGTTGAACAGCTAAATAAGCAATTTAAAATTTCAGGGGCCAGTGTTCAGGAATCGACGGCAGCCATGTACCAGTTAACTCAGGCCATGGCAGCCGGGAAGCTTCAGGGCGACGAATTCCACTCAATCATGGAAAATGCTCCTATGCTCGCACAGGCGATTGCTCAGCAAATGGGTATGACCGTCGGACAGTTAAAAGAGATGTCATCGCAAGGTCTTATTACGGCCGATGTCATTAAAGAAGCCTTATTTAACAGTGCTGAAGAAACGAACGCCAAGTTCGCAGAAATACCGATGACGTTCGCCGAAATCGGACAACAACTCTCTAATCAAGCTTTGCAGGCGTTTCAGCCGGTTCTCGAACAACTTAGCTCTATAACCGCTTCGAGCGATTTCCAAGCCATTGTTGAGGGTATCGGAACATCCTTTAAGGTAATGTCGGCGGCGGCACAAGTTGCCATTGCGGCCATAAAGGCGGCCTTCTCGGCGCTAAGTGTAATTGTGAGGACCGTGGCTTCGGTGATTAAATCAGCCTTTTCGGTCATTATCGGAATGGGCAACCAGATTAAGCCTATAATTGCCGGGGTTGCGGTAGCGTTCACGACTTGGAAGACGGCCATATTAGCCGTATCGGTAGCGACTAAGGCGGCGGCCACAGCACAAGCCTTATATAAGGGGCAAATGGTAGCGTCCAGGATTGCGACCATAGGTGTTACCCTTGCGTCCATTCAGCTTAAAGCGGCCATGATAGCCAGTGCTATTGCAACAGCCGGAGTAAGAGGCGTTATGATGGCCTTATCTGGCACTCTTAACCTGGCGAAAGTCGGAACAATGGCACTAGGGGCCGCAACTAAAGTTATGAACGCAATCATGAGGGCCAATCCTGTAGGTATTGTCATTACGATATTGTCCGTTTTGGCCGGAGTTCTCGGTACATGTGCTGCAGCGACTCAGGGATTCGGAGAAACCGCCTCGGCAGTATGGGAAACGCTCGTTCATACCGTGGCCTGGGCGATTAATCAGATTATCGCTCTCATTAACAAGCTGATTAACGCCGTAAATGGCGTTGGAGCCAAGCTTGCGTCGGTATTCGACTTTGATTTCTCGGCTATTAATAATATTGAAGGCATTAGTCCTGAAGAAGCGCAGGCTTTTGGCGATACTATTAAATCCGCAGCCGGAGATGTGTTTAACGCACTGTCTGGTGGGGGCGGTGGTGAAATTGACGGCGGCGGCTATGACGGCGGTGGCGGTGGTTACGATGCCGGAGGAGCCGGTGGCGGCGGGGGGTCAGGTGGTTCAGGCGGCGGTGGCGGCGCAGGAAGTGCCGGTAACCAATTAGCCGAAGAAGCCAAACGGATCCATGAGCAAATTCAACAGAACTACCTCGAGATGTTCGGCAAACAGAGCGAACTGGTTGAGCTTCAGTACAAAAAGGAACTGGAAGAACTCAACAAGTCCAAAGACGCCAACGAACACTATCAGGAAGACTTAACGAATCTCCAGGCTATTTATGCCGAAAAGCGTATTCAGGCTGAACACGAAGAGCAACAGGCCATCCGTGAAGTGTGGAATAAAGTCCGAGATATGGCTAAGGATTTTAACTTTTCGATTAGTACGAAGGACTCGACAGGCAGCGCTTCACCTCTTACACAGCTCGAACATGACCATGAAGAAGCAATAAACAGTATTACTGATAAATGGCAAGGGTTCTCCGACGAGTACATTAAAATGACGAAGCAACAACAGGCCGAATATAAAGCGGCTCTTGACGCTAACGGCATTGCGTACGAAATTGTCGGGAAGAATGAAATTACATTCGAGGCCGAGAAGAATAAAGAACTCCTGGCACAAGAACAGGAATATCTGTTAAAGCGCAACGACCTGTATCGCCAAATGTCTGAAGAGAAGTGGGCTATTGACGAAGCCTTACGGACACAAAACTTTGCGTCTTTGCAGCAAGCCTTGACTGACGAATACGTCATGACTCAAGACAATTACAATCTCCGCAAAGAGATGTTGGACGAATATCAGCAGGCTGTGATGGATTCGTATTTCAACACACAAGAAATGTGGATGGGGGCCATGATGTCCGGGATTGATGCACTTCAAGAGGGGTTGTCCGGACTTCTTCAAGGAACGACAAGCCTAGGTAAAGCGTTTGAGAATATCGGCAAGGCTCTTATCAAATCTCTGGCCGATTATGTTGCCAATTGGGCGGCGGCAAGGCTTAAACAAGCTATTCTCGGAAAGACACTTCAACAGCAAGAAACGGCTGCAAGCGTCGCAGCAGCCAACGCTCAAATACCGCCTTGGACGACACTTGCCCAGCAAGTAGCAATGGCAACCGGTGGCGTATCGGCTACAACGGGCATGGCGGCATGGACGGCTCAGTCCGCAATCGGTGCGGCCGCAGGGCTTGCCATGCAAGCTAAAAACACGCTTATGGGAAGCGCTCCGAATTTACACATGGCAAGTGGTGGCGTGGCAGTAGGCCGCACGTATGCAGAAATCGGTGAAGGAAAGTACCCCGAAGCGGTCATTCCGTTATCGGCGCAGACGTATGATGAAATGGGTGCCGGCATTGCCAGGGCAAACGGTGGTGCGGCAGGCGGTATAACGCTGAACGTATCAGCCCTTGATGCCGAGTCCTTTGGCAATTGGCTCGAATCGAAAGGCGGCCGAGTATTGCGTCAGTTCACCGTTAACCAAGACCGTGAATTTATCGGCACATCGGGAGTGTGGTAACCATGGAAAAATTGAAGAAATTCCCTCGTATTAAGTCGCTTGCGTGGAAGTCGTCTAAAATGCAGCACTGGGATACAAAATCCAAACGTAGCGGATCCGGAAGAGTACGAACTATGACGACGTGGCGGTATCCGCAGTACACGATTACGACGGAATTCGCATACCTCAAGCCTGAAGAGTATAAGAAAATGATGGGCTTTGTGTCGCAGATTCAAGGCGGCACAGAGCCTTTCTTGTGGTTTGACCCTGAAGATAACGAGGAAAAAGGTATTACCCTCGGAAAAGGCAGTCAAGGCGAATGGCAAGCAGTGCGGCGTTTTGGCGATTATACCGAGCCGGTTGCATACGTTGATAATGTAAAGCTCTATGCTGACGGTGTTCCTGTTGAGAACGTGACTGTAGATGGCGGCATAATTCGGACTAGTGATACCGTATCGCCTGACGCTGTCATCACGGCAGATTACACGTACTATTGGAAGGTGCTGCTTAGTGGCGACTTTACGGCAGAGCTTGAATATAAAGACGTGTACAAATCAAAATCCTTTAAGTTGGTGACGGTACAATGAAACAGGCAGGAGAAGCATTAACTCAACACTTGAATACGGCAAAGTCATTCCGCAGTTGCGACTTGTATGCGCTTAGGCTTCAAAGCGGCATGGCATATTACTGGACGGATACGGACTCAAACGTAAGTCACGGTGGCCATGTATATCGTGCAGACGGGCCTGTCATCACTCGTAATAAGACCTCAACACATTCCGATGTGGCTGTTGATAAGCTTTCCGTTTCGGTATCGTGCGATAAGCATGATCAAATAGGCGGTGTGCCGATACTGGCGGTCGCTCATAACGGCGGCCTTGACGGAGCGACCATGGAACTAAAACGTGCGTTCTTTAAGCAAGACGGGACATTAATTGACGCTGTAGATATCTTCACCGGCACGGTCGAGGTAAAGCAAGGCGGTGGCCTTACAATAACGCTTGACGTAAAGTCCGTTGTGCAGAAGCTTAATACAGAGTTTCCGAGTAAGCGGTACTATCCGCAATGCCCTTATTGTGTGTACTCTAAAGAATGTGGAGTCGATATAAAAAAGTACCGTAAGCGAATGAAAGTAACGGCACTTACGGGCGTGAATACCGTCGGAATAGACGTGCCGTTTGAAGACGGCTATTACAATGCAGGCGGTATCGAATGGGTGTCGGGTCCTCTTGCCGGGCAATCGACTCAGATAATGAGTAGCTCGAACGGTACTGTCATGTACATGAGTCCGAGTGATACGCAGGCGACCATCGGAAGTGAGGCTTATATTTATCCCGGTTGCGATAAAACGCCTGAGACGTGTAAAAAGAAATTCGATAACTTCGCACGAAATAGGGCCACGCCTTACGTACCGTTGAAGGAGACGATACGATGAGAAAGACTACAGGGCAAAAAATCGCAAACGCAGCGCTTGAGTGGCTCGGTACTCCGTACGTTAATAACGCCATGGCCAAAGGTCGCGGAGTCGACTGTGCATACCTTCTTGTTGCGTCACTTATCGGATCTGGCATGATTACAAAGGACCAATTACAGATAGAAAACTACTCGAACGAATGGCATTTACATCGTTCTGAAGAAAAGTATTTAAAGTATATACAGCAAGTCGCCGACGAGGTTCAGGGAAAACCTCAAATCGGCGACTTTTTGCTATATCAATATGGTCGGTGTATAAGTCATGGTGCGGTATATATCGGCAATGACAAAGTTATTCACGCCTTCGTTGATCTTGGGGTTATTATCTCCAACATTGATGACATTTTGTTTTACGATAATCGAGGTAAATCAAGGCTCCGTGCCGTGTATCGCTTCAATCCGAAGAAAGGGGGTGCCGCTTAATGGGGTTTTTATTCAAGAAGAACAATACAACGAATCGAGCCGATATTATTGGCGACTTTCAAATAAACAGTGCTTCATACGGCGAAACAGTACCTGAAGTCCTCGGCACGACAAGGGTCTCGGGCAATATCATCTATTGGGATGATTTTACGGCGCATGAACACAAGCACACAAGCCGTACTGGTAAAGGCGGTGGTTCAAAGCACACGGAAATAGACTACACATACACCGTAGCCGCAGCCATTGCTTTGTGCGAAGGACCTATAGCCGGTATCGGTAAGGTGTGGAAGGATAAGGAAGTTTATGAGTACCCTCAAGCCGATATCCAGTTATCCCTTTATAAAGGCGAATACGGACAGGAACCGTGGCCGTATGTTACTAGCAAGCACCCTGAAAAGGCACTGCCGTACAGCGGATTGGCATACATGGCAGGAGTCGTTGACCTCGGGAATCGTGGCAGCCTTCCGACGTATAATTTTGAAGTTAAAGGGAAACTTCTTGAGACTGGTGACGGGATCGATGTGAACCCGGCTGATTATATTCTGTATGTGCTAAAGGCGGCAGGGATTGAAGACGTTAAAATCGAGGGCATTGAGAATTTCCGTAAGTATTGTACAGCCGCCGATATTCTTATCTCGACACCGCCTGATGAGTCGGCGAAAAAGGCACAGCAAATCATTAACGATATTGCCGAAATTACTAATTGTTACCTTTTCTGGTCCGATGACCGCCTGAAGATTGTACCCTTGGCCGACAAAGCGGTCGGCGATTGGAATCCTAAAAAGGAGATCCAGTACAACCTTACGGCCGACGACCTCATTCCTGGTAGTGACGGGCAACTAGTTATATACAAGCGTAAAGACAGCTCGGAGGCGTATAACCAAGCAACTGTTGAATTTATCAATCGTGCCAACGGGTACGAAAAAGAGACGGTGTCCTTCGAGGTAGTAGCAGATGTTCAAAAGAACGGTATGAAGCCGGCTAGTAAAAAGACTGCACACTATTTATATACGAAAAAGAGAGCGCAGTATTACGCTGAACAATTAGCCATGAAACGCCTGTACAGCAAGAACCAGTACACGTTTCATCTTGACTGGGCGTTCTGCCGTCTTGAGCCTGGCGACCTTGTGACGCTTACTGATGAGCTATGCCAACTAGACAGGCAAGTCGTTGTTATTACGGCTGTTAATGAAGCGGCAGACGGTGAGCTTGAAATTACAGCAGAAGGCAAGCCGCCTGGAACATACGCACCGGCACGGTACGACGTACATGAGAACGAACGGCCGTTTACTGATTATAATGTTTCGGCTCCGGCCATTGACCATTACGCCATCGTACAGACACCTGGAGATGTATCAGGGAACGAGTTGTTATTAGGCGTAACGGCTCCGTCAGGATGGGGCGGTTGCGCGGTGTGGGTATCAGACACGGGCGATGCGTATAAAGAAGCCGGCAAGATTACGGCACAGGCACGTATTGGACGACTAACGGCAGCCATGACAGCCGAAGCGACGAGTTGCACGGTTGAACTTTTCTCAGGTGAACTCCGGGGCGGGTCGGCTATCGACGCTCAACGGGGCAATACGCTTATCTGGATTGACGGAGAATGCCTTAGCTATGAAGGTGCGACTCTTCAGCCCGACGGGCGGTATTTACTAACAGGCTTAGTACGTGGCCAATACGCCACGACAGCTAATAACCACGCCGAAGGTTCGCAGTGCGTCCGTATCGATGAAGCACTGTTTCATGCTCCGTACCGCACGGAAGATATCGGCAAGAAGATATGGATTAAGTGTGCTTCGGTGAATATGTTCGGATCTAACGAGCAGGACCTTTCCGAAGTACAGGCCATTGAGTATACGATACAGCCGTATTACATTCCCGAAGTTCGAGACCTTGCCGTATACACGAAATATTACGACTTAGGTGATGGCGTCTCGTCTTTTGATGTTATCGCAACCTTTGCACCGCCTCAAATTACAAGCTTCGACACGGCCGAAGGATGGTATAAAGAAGGCTCCGGAGACTGGAAGTACGGCGGTAACGGTGACGGACAAATCGTTATCAGTGGCTGTGAGCTTGGTCATACGTATGACATTCGAATCAGGGTAAAAGACCGACACGGCAACTATTCACAAGGCCTTATTAAGCGATTTACGGTCGAAATGAAATCAGAAGTCCCGAATACGCCTCAAGGCTTTGCCGTTACCTTTGGGAATGCGGCCACGTTCAATTGGCTCGAGGTGCGAAACGCCGACATTGACTTTTATGAAATTAGACACGACTTAAATCCGGGACAAGATGTCGGGCGTATCGGTAAAAGTACGAATACGGCGTACGTCGGAACGCTGATGGAACGAACCGGACGAGTGTACCTATACGCTCACAATCCGATGAAGGGATATAGCGCACCTGCCATGCTTGAGTATAACGTCAAGGCGCCGAAAGTACCGACTCATATAATGGCTAAAGGCGGTATGTCGGGCATAGGCGTTACGTTTGACCCTGTTCCTCTTGGATGCCGTGGAGCGAACGTATATGTCGACGATGCGGTTTACTTTACGCCTACTAACTCATTCTCGCTGATTCTTGCACCTGGCGTATACCGAGTGCGAGTTGCTTATACGGATATCTTCGGAGAAGGCGAGAAGAGCGGAGAGCAACTTGCCACAGTGAAGCTCGAGATAGATAAGTCAATCATCAGTCGTGAAGCCCTAGGGTTGGATGAAATAGACAGGGCGATTGCCAAGATTGAGGGTGATGTTGGGGTTGTGAAGTCAGAAGTCACCGGAACATCGACTCGTATCACGCAGTTATCGAACAGCGTTGATTTACGGCTCAATAGCTTGGATGGGAGAGAGCTGATATCTCGTATTAACCTGTCGCCGACTGGAACAAGAATCGACGGCAAGCTGTTACATGTTACTGGCCAAGCGCTCTTTGATGACAACATTGTTACGCCGAAGATGATTCAAGCCGGTGCGGTTACTGCTGACAAAATGCACGTAGAAAGTTTATCGGCTATTTCGGCGACTATCGGCACACTTCGTACTGCAACGAGTGGCGCTCGGACGGAGATACGAGACAATCTCATCGAAGTTTACGATTCTAATGATAGGTTACGAGTCAGAATGGGGGTATGGTAACTATGGTAATCGGAATTGCTTTAGTGATTGTAGTTGCAGCTGTTATATTGCTAAAAAATAAAAGCAAGAAACCGCCTGATACTGCACAGAAGGAAGAAAGCGTACAGACCGCAACGAAACATGGAGACAATAAGGGGAAAGCGGTAACAATCATAAACAACGGCAAGAAAACGAAAGGAACGGTGATATATATGGCGGAAGGTATGCAGGTCTTTGATGAAGACGGAAATATCGTCGTTAATACAACGGATACAATATGTAATTCATTAGGATATATCAACATCGACGGAAAAACGCCGGGCGAAATTACAAACCCGCTTATTAAAAAGAACCGTACATGGGCGGCCGTGGTATTTCCTAGAAGTTCAGGAGATGAGTATATGATGTGGGAACACTATATTAATCCTGTCATTATTATTGATGACGGCAAAATTTCGTATTCATATAAAATGGCTTGGGCCGGTTCGCCTGGGATATTATACTGGGGGTTATATTAATGGCAGAAACAGGATTGAGAGTATATACAGATGATGGCGAGATTGTAATCAGTGAATCATATGTGAATTTTTGGTATGACAAGGAAAAAAGCAAAGATGAAAACTTTGCATACGGAGTAAATTGCCTGACTGCATATGGCTGCAGTCCTTCCAATGAAGGGCGCCGATACGTGTTTTCAGCAGACTCTCAACAGCCTTCTGAACACGGCACGGGGCTTCAAGTTATTAACGAAGTTGGACGAGTTGTATATGACAGCAACTGGCTTCCTCTCAAAGTGCTTCACTATTCAGATAAGCCTGGATATACTATTCCGACGGATAAAGAATGCGCCATTGTACAGTGTAACGATGAATTTGTTTATTATTATGCAGTTTATGAGGATGCCGCTTGGGACGCATGGGGCGTATTAAGTGGAGTTCGCTTAAGAGTAAAAGATGGGGTAGTTGTTTTTGAATCGTACAAGAACAACATTGGGGACATCGGAAGAGCGATGGTTTACGATGAGGTGCCTTGCGGACAAACGGTCTATATGGTTGTCGACGTATCTCATATAAAGTAGGTGAGCGAATGACGATATTCAACGACGAACTGCACTGCGGATCCGACTTCATTCGGAGATACGTTGTCGACGGCCACGACTTTACTGGAGCGACGGCAGCGATGAAAGTCCGCACAGAAAATGACATCGAGCTTGTAGCCGCCGAATGCATGGTCGACGGGGACTCCGTAACGGTAAAAATAACTGGCGAGCGTAGTCGAGAGATACCGAGACGGTATCGCATGGCCAAGTACGACGTGTTCGTGCAGGCGGCCGACTACAGCTATAAGCTCGTTATGGGCGATATGCGAATTATTCAAGATGAATCAATGCATTAGAGGGGGAACAAAAATGGAAGAAAAACAAAAAGTAGAATTGACGTTGCCGAATCCGCTGAATATTGCCGTTCAGGTCCCGGGACTGCCCGGCAAAGACGGCAAGAGTGCTTACGAAGTGGCCGTCGAACGTGGCTTTGTCGGCACAGTCGACGAGTGGCTCGAAAGCCTTCACGGGCAGAACGGCAGTAGCTCCGAGCCGGTCAGTATGAACTTCCCGAACGTGTACCAGATGATGAAGAACAGAGCGATGAAGGTCGACAGCGATAGTCTCGAGGACCTTCTCAAAGCGTTGTTGCGTGAAGTTATTCCCGACGGTCGATATACGTCGTATCTTGCCGAATTCAAACTGGTTGACGGTACGTCGGTTGCAGTCGGTGATACGGTCGTACATGTGGAAGGTCAGCCCGGATTTTACGTTGTCGACACGAACGGCAATCGTCAGATGATACCCGACAGCGGCCGCCTCGACTTTGCACTCATGCAGCCGTTCGACGGCAACGAGAAGATTCTCACCATGGAGTATCCGAACAGCAGTGAAGGCACAGCCGCCTCGCTTACAATCCCGGCAGTGCAGACGGGGGGAAGCGAAGAAGAGGTATGGAACTCGAATAACAGTATCGAGTCGATGCGGATATATAAGCGTTCCGATGGGCAAGCGGTACTCGAGTTCCCTGTATACGCTCTGTCTCTTATACACATCTCCGAGCCCACGAGACCCTAAGACATCTCGTAT